ACCGGAGAGCATCGTTGGATCAAAGTTAAAGCTGGAATTGTTCGTTGGGTCCTGAAGAATACCAGTGGTCCTGATTATACGATTGAAGATGCTATGAATCGCCCAGGCGAAGCCATCTATGTCCGGGGTCTTGGCGAAGCTATGGATATGGCCCGCACATCTATAGCACCATCTGGAGAAACTGTCGCCGCAGAGACAGCCGCAACGTCGAGAGCGACTGTGGCACAAGCGCAAGTGAATGCCGATAGGAGAGTGGCTGGTGAAACCGTTCCATTTGGCGAGGGGATAACCACACCTAGTCCCGCCGTCAGTGCAAAAGCAGCTAAGATTCGAAAACTTAGGAAAAAGCTCAAAGACCATGGCGTTGATTTACCCCATGACGAGGCTATCGAGGGACCAGCAGCCGCAGCCGCACCAGCTCCAATCACTGCGTCAGCCGCGAGGGCAGCTGTAGCCACAGCCGCTTCAGAGCCAGCCGCCGTCGCAGCCGTTGCAGAGGTAGAGCCCGCGTTCGCAGCTACTGAGAGACCAATCCGTAAGATGGTTGAGACTCAGGCTGGTGGTGGGAACCCCTATTTAGATAGGGCTTTTGAAGTTTTTAATAAAATTAAAAGTGATGTGAAAGAAGAGAGAAGGAATAAGGCAAAATATTTACTTGCTACTCTTTCAGAGTGGAAGGCGGGGAATATTTCTCAATCTGAGATGCTTGGGAAGTACAAAGAGCTTTCTGGAAGTTCTAGGGTTAGGACTCTGCCATGGGATGACTTTGAGAAGGCGACTTTCATGACTAAGGAGGAGATTCTAGAGAATCCCCCCATCAATATTGAAGTCGAGCGAATGAAGCGCGGTTATTCGGCAATGCAATTCGCCAGGATGAAACCATACTTAAAAGATAGCTGGCATCGGGCATACCCACCCCAACCGGACGGGTCTCCTCCTCCCCCAATGCCTACTTTCGGAGATGTGAAAAAATGGAGTGAGCACGAAGGAGGAAAGCCGGAGTGGGCTGGTACGACAAGGATTGCAGTCCCGAAAGAGGTCTTTGACGCTTCAATTAAAACCGCTGACGGGAAGCCTCAGTATCCGCCCCCCTGGATGCCAATCCATTTGATGCCAGCTTGGAGCTTCATCGTCAGGAAGGCGGGCGAATCAAATCCATACGCCGGGCAAAAGCCATCTATTGGCCAGTCGGGAGCCATATCAACTTCGAGCCAGGCTGCATACCAAGAAGGCATCGCGTTAGCTTCTTTGAGAAAATATGTGATGATGCGTGGTGGGGCTGCTCAGCTTATTGATATTCCGTCTCATAAGTTGGCAGAAGTTGGGCTTACTCACGCAAAAATATTCAAAGCCGAATTCCTTAGTGACGCAGAGCTTAAAGAAATAATTAGACATAAAATTATTGATGTCGTTGCTTTGGTCTCGATCATCAAAGAGGGTGGTTTGGAGAAATCATTAAAGAAATCTTTTTCTTTGGTCGTAAGCGAGGATGAGAGGCCGTTTGAAAAATCGAGACATTCCGAAGAGTCGATCAAGAAGTCTTTAATCCATCAGATTAGAAGGTTGAGGAATGAGCAAAAGGGAATTTCTTACGTGTCCAGGCTGTAATACGGACATCATAAAGTCCCATGGTGAAGAAGTGAAGCTCCGCGCCAAACTTCTGAAATGGAATCAGGATGGGATGTTCGCGGTTTGCAAGGCTTGTGGAATCGATGTTTCGGTGGATTCTGCGATCCTAAAATCTATCCAAAGCAAGTTCGAGTATATTATTGATGAAAAAACACCTTGTTAGAGCACAGGGCGTATGTTTATACTTAAGCATCCCTTACAGAGGCTCAAGTTTGACGGAGTAGTTGGGGCTTTTTGAAAGAGTCTCTGAAATGAACTACTTTATTGGCGAAGATAAATTCCGCGTATTTCTCCCCGATCTTCATATCATTGAGAAGTCGAGTGATGACTACAATTCCAGACAGATCCTAGGGATCATGTCCTCCCAAAGAAGAGATCGCCAAGGAGAGGATGTAATAGCCAAGGGCTTGGACTTCTCAGAGTTCATGCAAAATGGCCATTTCAATGACAATCATTCTCAAGCCACTTCTGCGATTGTTGGATACCCCGAAAGAGTTTCCTATCACAAGGATCTAGGTGCTTTAGACAAAAATTTAAAAAACATCGAAGGATGGAGTTGTGGTGGGTATGTGTTGAAAGGGACCAAGCGGGCTGATGAAATCTGGGAACTTGCCAAGGCTCTTTCCCCAATCCCTGGGAAAAAACTTGGTTTCTCTATTGAAGGGAAGGTCTTCAGGAGAGAAAACAAGACGATTAAGAGCGCCAAAATTCGAAATCTAGCGATAACAAGCTGCCCAGTGAACACGGATTGCTCTTGGAATATTTTGGAGAAGTCTTTTTACAATGAAGACATCGCAATGAAAGCCTTGACTGCGGGTGCAGGGACATCTCCTGCTACACAATCTGGCGGTTCTGCCTTAAGGGTCGAGTCTCTAGATTCAGACGAGAAGGAGATGATTAAAAAAAGAAGAACCAAGGCTCTGAAGAAATCTATGGATTTCGATGGGCTTTTAAAATCAATGGAATATGTTCTAGAGAGACGCCCAGACTTCGAGGAGGATGCGGCGGCCTTTCTTGTAATTCATCTTTTAAAAAATGGAGGATATCATGGGTGAAGGAATAGGAAGAGTTGACGAGGTGAATGTGCCTCACGTCGCAGACCTCCCGAATCGCGTCGGGAGTGCGATGTTGACGAATCAGGACAAAATTATTGATGCGCTAGTCGCCATCACTGCGAAACTAGAGACAGAGGGTGGCCTTTCCAATGGTTGGCCTGCTCTGGTCGCTTCAATTAAAAAATTGGATGTAATTCTTTAACCAGGGGAGCTTTAGCATGGGTATTAAACAAGAAGATGTCGCAAAGGCTCTCGATGAGTTGGAGGACAGGTTGGATAAAGCATCTGAGGATGATTTAGACCAGCCGGAAGGATCGGATTTGGGCAGTGGCAATTCAGACAACAAAATGTCTGATGAGGTATCGTCTGATAAATCTGATAAGAAGAAAAATTCTAAAAAAAGTTTAACCGAGGGGGACAACGAAATGGATAAAATAAGTATATCCAAGGCCATGGAGGTCTTGGAAGAGGCTGGTTATTCTCTAACCAATGGTGAGGATACTGCCAAATCTTTTACTGAAAGTGCTCCAGAAGAGATCACTGCGAAGATCGAAGTCAGTGATTTCCTTCGTTCTTTGGTGGACCACACTGGCGATTCAATCGATTCGCTTCGTGATGTTCTCTTGAAGAGCCACGAAGTGCAAGAAGAGCGATACGAAGATCTGGGGAAATCTGTTGAGGAAATTCAACAGAACCAGGCAAAAATCGGGATCGTTCTTAAAGGGATTTGTGAGCGGATTGGCATTGTAGAGAATGCTCCTGCTCGTGAGCCAAAAGCTGTGACGGACGTTAATAAGTCTGAAGGTAACGGCGCAGCTCCTAGAACTTTCGAGACCAGTGGGTTAGGACAAGCGGAAGAACCTATGTTCAAATCCTTGTCCCCCAATCCTATTATTGCGAAGTCACAAATCAGCACTGCGCTTTGTGATCTAGTAAAAAAGGGAGAGGCTTCGGATATGGATGTAATTGGGTTTGAGGGTAATGGGCACATCTCTATGGAAGTGGCCACGAAACTTAAACAAATCTTAAACTAAGCGAGGGGTACAAAAATGAGTAATTTCTATCCAGTAATCGATCCCAAGCAGTTTGAGGGTTATGGTGATGGTTTCGGCGTTTCCTCTCAGCAGGCGGTTGCCGACCTAAACAAAGCCCTTACTGCTGGGTTTGCAACAGATCCAGGATCCCAGGCGGGTGGTGGCGCACTCCGTGTAGAGTCGTTGGACGCTTCTTTGAAAATCGTTTCGTTCATGATGAAAAACATCATTTTCTATAACGATATCCCAAAGAGTAAAGCCTACAACACGGTTGAAGAGTACAACCTGCTATCAAAGTATGGTGGCAAGGGTGGATTCTTTATCAATGAAGGCGGACTTCCACGAACCGAGGACAGCAATTATCAAAGAACTGTCCAGTTCGTTAAGTTCATGGGTAGCACTCGGGAAATTTCCCACCCCATGCTCTTAGTCCGACCGGCTCATGGCAACGTGGTCGCTCTTGAAACCAAGAATGGAACCATGTGGATGCTACAGAGGATGGAAGAGTCACTATTCAGTGGTAACTCTGACATTATCTCTCAGTCATTCAATGGTCTTGATAAGCAATTGGTCGATGGTTACTCGGATCCCAACACCGCTGGTGATGGTCTGCCCGATGTTTCCACCGAGCATGTGATGGATCTTCGAGGGAAGCCACTCTCTGAGGCGGTGTTCGCGGAAGCCGGTAGAATCTTGCAGGATAACTATTACTATCCTACGCATTGCTACCTAAATCACACTAACCATTCGGATTTCAGTAAGACCTTTTTCTCTAAGGGTCGTTACTCAATCCCGGTTGGGGCTGATCACCAGGTAGGGTTCTCTGTCGATTCAATCCGAACAAACGCCGGGATAGTCCAACTACGTCCCGATGTGTTTCTTCGAGTGAATCAGCAAGCTCCTGTCGCCGCTGACAATCCAGCGTCTCCTTCTGCTCCCGCTGCCGTGGCAGTTTCGGTGCAGGCGAAGACCACTTCTCGCGGGTTTAAAGCCGCAGAAGCTGGCACTTATCGCATCGAAGTAACCGCCATTTCTCGAAGTGGTGAGTCCGCTGGTGTGGTTGGCGCTGCTGACGCAACGGTGGCTACCGATGATGAGATCAAAGTTGATATTACTCGCGGTGCCGTGAGTGGTAACGATTTGACTCAGGGGTATAAGGTATACCGAACCCGTTTGGTAGACGGAGTTTCTGGTGTCCGTTACTTCATGGCTGAATTGAAGTCTGCTGGGACGGTCACTGTGTTTCTTGATGGGAACGAGCGGCTTCCTGGTTTGGGAACCGCTTACATTGGTCAAAGAGATGAGTCAGTCCTGACTCTGCGGGAATTAAGCCCAATGCTGAAATTCCCTCTCGCGACCGTGGCCTCCAGTATCAGATGGATGCAGCTCTACTACAATACTCCGATTGTGTTTCGTCCCAGAGGATGGATCATCGTTCGGAATATTGGATTCTTGAATGAGCCAGCATTAGATAGTTAAAAAAATTGAGGTGGGGCGGGGGGGTTAATCTCTCCGTCCCATTTCCTTATTAGATTGACGAGGTTGTGGCTATGAAATTAATTAAGATAGAAGCTGCGAATTCCAAGATGGCGCTAAGAGGCGGTGTCCTTGTCAGCGTAAACAAGGACGGGATTGCAGAGGTGGAAGACCAGGAGGTAATCGCACTTCTAAGGTCTGCTGGATGGGCCGATTATGATGGTGTCGCGGGGTCTGTGAAAGAGCTTTTAGAAGAGGTAGTTGAAGAAAAAACTACAGAAGAAGTGAGGGAGCCCGAAGAAGAGGTTGAAGAGATCGAAGAGGTTGAAGAGGTTGAAGAGGTTGAAGAAGAAGAGGAGATCTTGACTCCAGGTCCTGTCCCTAAAAAAGATCGACCAAAATTCAATAGAAGGAAATAAATAATGCCTGATCCAAGATCCCTAGAGGAAAGACTTCCGGTTGATCACGCAGAGATAGAGTATGCCGAGCATTCGAGATTCACTGGCGCGAAAAAGACCGTAGAAACATTCCCATACATCCAGGCTGATCCTACTAACCCGGAGACATTGGCACCAATTGAAAGTGCTGCTGCCAGTGGTGCTCTAGCCTTGAAACGGGATAAGGCATATAGGGTGGTGTCGGATGGCAGTATCAGATTTAGAATGAGCATTGGGGCCTCCGCCGCCGTCGCTACTGATATCTATTTACCAGCAAACATTCCCGTCATTATTGCAACAAAGAATTATGACACTCTTAGTTTCATCAGGACAGGCGGAACTTTTATCCAGGCTGTGGAAGTTAGGTGAATGTTCTACACTGTTAACTACTTATTTGCTGCCTATCTACAGACAGAAGATGGTGGGGGACACAAAATCAAAAAAGTAGAGAAAGTTAGAATCGGCAAGGCTAGATTCTATTTCGACATCACTCCAGAAATGGGTGAGGAATTGAAAATGAAGTTTCATAATAGTTGTTGTATGGAATTTGAAACAATTAGAAAATCTACAATCTCGTTGGCTTATTAAATGATTGAAGTAATTATAAAAGAGAACGAACCAGTTTTGGTCTCAATAATAGTCAATCAGCCAGTAGAGGTTGTTCTGGAGAGCGAATGAGTTGCACTACAACTAGCTGGGAATTTTTCCCAGAAGAGAGTCGCGATTTACTTATTGATTTGTCCACGTTTAACAGTGCTCATGATTGCAAAAAAGTTTATTCATTATTGCCGGTTCAAGCTGGAAGGAAGATCGAAGTCACTCTGCCTGGTGAGCCAGATGATTTAGTTTTCGATCTACTTTCAGTCCCACCCGTGACGGTGGATTCGGAGTGCCCAGCCACTCTTAAAATTGCACTCACTCCGACGCAGTTGGCTCTTATGCGTAGCGGGTCTGTGAAGGTGAAGATAGACTGGGATGGGACGGGTTCGAATATTAAAGTTGGGACTGCTGTGAACGTGATCAAGCAGCAAAAAGTCCCAGACTGTTAAATCGATTTTATCCATTATTTGGATGGCAATCACGTTGTCCAGATAAGGAGAGAGATGAAAAGAGAATACAAACCTGGTGCCCATGTAATATTCGTTAATTCGCATGGGAAACCACAGAATGCTCTGGTTACTGTTTTTTGGGATGGTGGGATGGATTACAACTCTGAGGACTATGAGGGGCAAGAGCCTTGTCTAAACCTAACCATCGTTTCATTAGACGAGAAAAAGGATGACCAATACGGTAGGCAAATTGAGAGGAATAACACGTCGATTGTCCATAGGACCTCTCAAACTGCACATGGATTCTATTGGTGCTGGCCAGACGAATATAAAGGCATGTAGTCTCTAGCTCAAATTGGAATCCGCACCGAGTAGGCACGGATATGAATTTGATTGCAACCCAGATAGTGGATAAATTTAATAAAGGGTAGTCGAATGGCAGACGGAGATGCGGCAAATAAAAGGATTCTCACAGAGGATCTAGTCTTTAGTGTTCAGGAACTTAAAGACATTTTTTTATTTGGAGTTGATCTTACTAATGATGATGGTGACCCATATCCTGATGCTTTATTTGAATTCTATATAAAAGCCGCACAGCAATGGATTGAGACAGAGATCGGTGGGTTAAAACTTTGTGAAACAGAGTTCAGCGAGCTTCACGACTACCGGATGGCGGAATACATCCAGTATAGTTTCATCAAACTTTTTAAATATCCTACTCAGAAGATTTTAGAGGTCGCAGTTCAATTCCCACTGAGCGACAATCTTTTAGTATTCGACCCAAGCTGGTATCGGGCTGAGTCGGTTGGCTCTCAGGTCAATTTGTTTCCGACGCAGGGGACATTCAGTTCTATTCTCCTATCCCAAGGTGGTTCTTATATCCCATTGATTTATTCGGGGATTGAGTTCATCCCTCATGTAATGCATGTGAAATACCGAGCAGGATTTCCAAAGGGGAAAGTCCCTTCAAACATTTTGAATTTGATTGGGATGAAGGCCGCTTTGGGTCCCCTCAATATTGCTGGTGATTTGATTGCTGGTGCCGGAATCGCTACGAAATCAATCAGTATTGACGGGATATCGCAGAGCATAGGGACCACTGCTAGTGCTACGAACGCCGGGTATGGTGCAAGG